ATTCCGTGGTTGAAGCGGATTGCGAATAAGAACACGGTGGATGAGAGACCGATTAAATGGTACAATGACTGGCAGCGAAGGGTGCGGGTTAATACGATTGGCCACGTACTCCCGTTGAACCTGCGTGTCATTCTGTCGCCGGACGTAGGCGTTCCCAACCCCAAGGCGTGGGTTGCGTTTGAGGCCAACCGAGCGGAGAACGTGAAGCTGGCGATGGAGAAGTCGAACGAAATCCGCCATCTTGTCTACAACATGGACCGCGATTTCCGCGAGCAGCTGGAGCTAGCGTTTAAGAGCAAGTCATTTGAAAGCATGCAGTTGAAGGCGGTGGAATGGGGCTTCCTGCCAATGATGAAGATGTCACAGGAATTCCGTATGTCTACCTTCGTGGATCAGTACAACAAGGCAAAGGGTCGTGGGCTTAGCGATACCGATGCTGCAACAGTTGCGGATGGGTACGTGCGCGAGCGGCATGGCGCAGCATCCGTGGTTGACCTTCCCGCCATGATGCAGTCTACTGAGACTATGAAGTCCCTGACAATGTTCTACGGCTTCTTCAACGCGATGTACAACTGGCAGCGGCAGGTGCCTGGGAATATCCGGCGTGGAGAGTGGAGTAAGGCTGGCATTAACCTGTTCGGATCAGTGATCGTAGGTGCCGGGTTTGGCGCGGCACTATTCAACGAGGCGAAGGAAGGGGATAGCTGGGTTAAGACGATTGGCAAGGCCTTGGCTTTGCAGCCCCTGTCAACGGTGCCAATCGTGCGCGATGTTGCGAATTGGTGGTTTGAGGGGCGCAACCCGCGCACTCCAACCGCCGCCATGTTCACTAGCTTCGGCTCCCTATACAGCGATGCGGTACGCGCAAGCGAAGGGAAGCAGATGAAGAAGCCGATTCAAAACACCGCGAATGTGGTTGGCTTTAGCACTGGCTTGCCGCTGGCACAGGTTGGTCGCACCGCTGAATTCTTGAATGACGTGCGCACTCGCCAGCAACGCCCGCGCAATATGCAGGAATGGCTGCGTGGGATTATCTCCGGCGAAGCTCAACTGAAGAAAGGAAAGTAAATGGCATGGCGAGTTGCGGATAGCTTGCTTAAGCTCCGCGAGCAGGTTAATGCGAAGTTTCCGTCCCGCAGCAAGGCGTCAGATGGTACGATCGGCGATGAGGCCCACGCCTCCCGCGCTTCCGATCACAATCCTTGGATTAAGGATGGGAAGGTGGGTGTGGTATCAGGAATGGATATCACACACGATCCGAAGAATGGTGTTGATTCGGAGAAGCTGGCAGAGCAGCTGCGGCTGTCGCGCGATCCCCGCATCAAGTACATCATCTCTAACCGCAAGATCTGCTCCAGCGAAGTCTCACCATGGCAATGGAGGAAGTACAGCGGCAGCAACCCACACAATCACCACGTCCACATCTCTGTGAAATCCGACAAGGCCCATTATGACGATAAAGCCCCTTGGGAAATTCCCATGTTGGGCAAGGTGCCGTCGGATAAACCTAAGGGGGTTTAATGCGATATGCGTTTCTCGCTGTGTTCATGTTGTTCTCCACCGCAGCCGATGCTGCCCCTAGGGGATATACCTGTGGGCTCTATCTTCGACAGCAGTTTGGACTCCCCGCGGCCTTTAACCTCGCAAGAAACTGGCTTAGTCTTCCGCGCGCTTCTCTCCAGCACGGAGCGGTTGTCGTATCTTCCAGAAAGGGCAGAGCCCTCGGTGGCGGACCCGGAGGCCACGTTGTTAAGGTTGTGGAAGTCATCGATAGCTGCACAGCAATCGTGAACGACAATCGCGGAACCTACAAGCGTAACATCTGCAAGAACCAGCTGGGAATTGTCTCAGCCAATCAAGGAGACTGGAATGAACGGCACGCAAGTACCAGCCACAATCCTTCCGATCGTGGCATTCGCGGCGGGGCTTCTCGCCGGCAAGGGGGTGTTCGGGTGGGACGCGGAAACATGGACTCTAGTCTTGGGCAGTGTAGTTGGAGCCGCCGCGACGATATGGGCAGCTATCGCTACACGGCAGAGGGCACTCGTGACTACGGTTGCGAATATGGACGCAGTGCAGAGTATCAAACTGGAGCCGTCAGTGGACGGCGCGGCCGCTCTTGATGACGCAACTCCCTCAAACGTAACGGTGGCGAAATGAAGAAGCTAGCTCTCGCGTTGGTGGTTGCGCTTGGCCTGAGTGGCTGCGCCCAGCTATCGCAGGTGATGCAGACTGGGTCACTTATCACCCAGTCCTATTCCAACCCCGTAACTCGGCAGCATCTCTACGAGGCAGAGAATGCCATGATCGTTGCCATCTCAGGCCTTCAGGTATACAAGAAGACCTGCGCGCAGGGGGTGATCACGGGTAATTGTCGAGCAACGGTTGGGAAGATCCAGGTCTACACGCGCAAGCTCCCGCCGCTACTCACGCAAGTTCGTGCCTTCGTGCGGAACAACGATCAAGTCAACGCGATCGTTGTCTTCAATGAATTCGTCGCGGTGTTTCAGGCCATGCGCCAGGAAGCAATCGCTAACGGTGTGGGAGGCGTGTGATGGACGCAGCTGCAATCTTCGCGATCATTGAGAAGGGCCTCACCGTGGTTGGGACGTTGATCGCGGTTGGACAGTCTGCAACGCCTGCGCTGCAAGCACTCAGCAAGCTTGTCGCCGGCGCACAGGTGGATGAGGTCACGCAGGAGGACCTAGACAAAACCGAGGCGCTGCTGGATAGCCTGCTGGCCGACTTCAACCAGCCCATGGACTAATGGAGTGTCGGCTGTGAATCCACAAGATGTTATCCAGCTGTTTCCAATTCGGTTGGATAACATCATCTCATTCTTGGGTTTTGCGGCTGGAGGTCTTGTTGGATGGTGGGTGATGAAGCGAGACATCCTCACCATCTCCCTTAAGCAAGACTTTCTAAAGCAGACTGTGGAGAAGCAAAGTGGCGAAATCGCAAAGCTTGCGGATGCGTTTTCAAAAGCCACGGTTTACGAGGAACGCTTCCTAAACATCCAGCAAGACATCAATGATCTGAAACATGGGCGGGGCTTCGTTGACCTACGAGCAGCCCTCAGAGCACTGGGAGAGCGCGATGAACGCAATTAGTGGAAGGGCAAAGAGCTTTGCGATTGGCCTTAATGGGAAGCTGTGGCCGATCGTGTTTGCTTTGGTTATCGCGATCTGTGCGGCCCTCTGGCATTGGGTCATCGCCGTGCCTGCGCTTTACTACGGTAAGGTAAGAGATGTCTCCTTCGTCCCGGCGAAGGTGCACGCTGGAGAGGAGATAATGATTCGGTTTAAAAGTATAACCTGGAACCGTCTCTACTACAGCGAACTGATCCAGCAGACTCTTTGCCTCGTGGAGGACAATGGCGTCCGCCGGCATATGCGGATTGATACGCCAATCTACGTAATCGCGGTGCCGAAGAAGCGGGTTGTTGGCTTGGATAAACTCCGCCCCTTCACCATTCCAAAGGATTGCCTCCCAGGCCCGGCGATTTACAATGCCTACGCGCAATCGAAGGTACCTTGGGTTGGTGTCTGGGTTTATGCGGAAGTTCCGCCGGTGCACTTTGAAGTTGTAGCGAGGGAAGCGCAATGATCCGCGATCTTGGTGAATATGCCGCACTGCTTACCCAGCTGCTTCTACTCGGAACGGTTGTGTATAATATCATCGTCTCGCGAGGAAATCGGCAACGGATTACTGAGGTAGCCGCACGGGTGGAGGAGGTGCATACGGCAACGAATGGGCTGACTGCGAAGCTGGAGGCGGCATCGAAGAGGGAGGGAATTGCGATTGGAACTGCCATTGGCGTGCAGCAGGAGAAGGATGCTAATCTGCGGTAGGCCGTGCGATGCGGAACCCGCGCAGGCCAGTTCGAGGATGGGGCTGGCTTCCTTCTATCTGGCCGCTTTTCTCTAGCACCTCAATGACCCGCATCACTGTATGGATCGGCAGGCGCTCGGACGCAAATCGCGTGATCAGGTGCTCCGGCACACCCTTCCCACGATCCATCGTTGAGACGAAGTGGAGGATTTCCTCCATAATCTTCCCATCTGCACCCACCGCGCCAGCTTTGAATATCTCCGGCATCGCGGCCTCAGCCTCCACTAGCCAGCCCATGGCGGTGTTGAAGGCTTCCCGATCCAGCAGGAGTACGTCAGACTTATCCAGCGATGCGATCATAGACAGCTTGTAGAGGTTAACCTTGCGTCGGCTGTTGTAATGCAGGAGCTTGGGGTGGGATGGGACTGCGTAGCCGGGGATGGTCTCACCATTCTCCCGCCACGCCAGCACCAGCTTCTTATATTCCTCAGTTACCTTGAACTCCCCCGTGATCCCGTTGATATGCTTCAAGTCTTCCACTAGGTCCTGCGGTATATCGCGCGTCACCTTCGCAAAGTCATCTCCGATGATGTGCTCATCGGAGAAGATCATGATCACGCGGGACATCAGACCTTGGCCCCAGGCAGCCTCCGGGATCACGTCCATCATTGTACTGGGGGTGAGGCCACAGATCATGTTCACTTGCGGGGATTTAATCTTGATCCGAATGTCCTGCCCCCGTCGTTCGTGGCCGTAGGGCATTGGATCGTAGAATGCGGACAGACCGTCAGACATCTCCCTTTCGTATTTATGGAGAAAAGTACCAATTTCATCAGCCACAATGGTAAGTGTGTTGTACTCGATTGGTGGATCGGGAAGCACGATAAGGGTGCGCTTTGCCCGTACCATAGCGTCGACAAGTGAAGCCCAGGTGAAGGACTGCGGGGCGAACTTGAACTCCGGGATTTCATCGAGGAATGCCTTTGCTGCGCGGATGCTCCGGGTTTTACCTGTGCCGGGGTGGCCGCAGATTAGGGTGTACAGGTTGGGGTAGATCGGCGATGACGTAGTCAGCCAAACCTTCTGCTCAAGCACCGCGGCGATAGTGGCAATCGCCGACCACTTCCGAAACATCGCCGGTGCGTGCAGGTTATCGGTGTGCTCTGCGAACCGGGCGATCCATGCGGGACACTTCCGGCGTGCGCTTTCTATCGTCGTGTCCGTAGAAGTCTTTGAATCCATCAGGGTTGGTTTTGCTATAGTTGCCCCGGTTCCACCCAACCTTCGCATCGTAGGGAATCTCCAAAGTACGCCCGTGCTCCAGAGGCACCGGAACGATTAGGTTTGCGAGGAGTTCAGGGACCACACGGTCCTCGTCCTCTTCCTTATACATGAAAGTCAGTGCGTCGTGATCTTGGAGCATTAGGAGGGCAATGCCCTTACGCCAGATGTTGAGCATGGCCTTGCTCACTACGAAAGCTTCTGTGGCTTGGGGGTCGTAGGCGATGGCCTCGCGGATCGTAGCATCGTCATTACGCCTGCCCCAGAACTGTCGCTTCCGCCCGGTAATGGAGATGATGGTGCCGGTGGTTCGGATTGTCTCACGTACCCATTCATGCCAGCGCTCATGCGCGGGGAATGCTCGGTAATACTTCGGTTGGAACTCCCGCACCAATCCGATTGGCACCTTGGTCTGTGAGGATAGGGTGGGGGGTTTGCCTTCGAAATTCGAGCCATGCCCCAGCTTCTTGCACATATCTCGGTAGGTGTAGTGACGGTAGAAGGCGGTCTCAGCGATGGCTTTGTCCTTCTTAAGATCGCCGGACCATGCGAGGTTTGGCCACACCATCTTCGCAACCACGGTGTGGATGTCGTCAGGCTCCCAGGCAGCTGTGGAGCGGCCGTCTTTGAACAATTTCCAC